GCGGTTTTTGTCAAAACACTTCCAGTAGTATATCCAAAAATAGAGAGAATTTGTGAAACCATAGGTCCAAAAATTTTAACTATTGAATCAACTAGATTGCCAATAACAATGAATATATTTATTCCTAAAAAAGAAAGCCCTAATATTACTAGCAATATAACAATAATAACTTGATTATTAATTCCAAAAGTTGCATCGGAATTTGTGTTTGTTGCATTTCCCATGTCTCCAAATTTAAATCCAGATGGTGTTCTCGCTTCTTCCATGATTATATAATATTATAAAGAAGTTTATAAAGTTTATAAAATTACAAAAACATGCGTTCTAAACTATTTATAATTTTGCTAGGGTAATATAAATATAAGATGGGAGCATTTTTTGAATCTGCGTTATTATTTAGTTTAGCCGTTTTAATTATATTGGTTGGACTATTAATTTATTATTTTAAGGGTCGCATTGTAGACATTGAGCAAAAAAACATCAAATGTTTGGATATTATTAATGATGTTTATAAATCACATTTGGAATTTAAACAGATGGTTCAAAATGAATTTCAAGATTTAATTGTTAACAAAAATTGCGTGTCAATAAGTGATAAACCATTATCACACGGCGGAAATGATCAAAGTGATCACAGAATTAAAGTTGAAATTACTGAAAATTCCATGCAAGATTCGGATTCGGATTCGGATTCGGATTCGGATTCGGATTCGGAGCCCGAATTGGAAAAAACCAAACTAATTAATGTAGATCTGTCTATTCCTGAAAATTATGAATTGGATGTAGATGAATTGGATGCTGATGAATTGGACATAGATGAATTGGATGCCGATGTAGTAGTAGACATGGATGAACACGATGATATTGTAGTAAACAAATTGGAAGATGCAACAGATGCAACTGACATTAAAAATTCGGACGGAATTACATTGTCAGTTGAGAAAGATTCATATAAAAAAATGAATTTGCCGGCATTAAGGAGTTTTATTATTTCCAAGGGATACCAGACAGATTCGTCTAAATTGCAGAAAATGAAAAAGGGCGAACTGATTGATCTAATTATATTGTCTCAGCAAAGTGACACTGAATAACAAATATTTACATGATATGAAACACCAATCAATCATATCATATAAAAATCACGTCTTTACATCTTTAGCGTGGGCGCAACTTTGCGTGCTTCTAACTGCTCTCTGGACAAATAAATGTCTTTTAGGTCGCTTTTATTGTATGTGAGACGTTTATCCGTAACATTATCTAAAGCGGTTTTAAACATTTGCGGCGTTTTAATATCCAAATTTGCAATCTTGTCGGCAAAACGTTCGCCTTCGGGATAACCAGCATCTGTGCTTGCCGTGCGAAAATCAGTTTCCATAATTTGCTTGGCATTCTTAATCATATAAGCACGGTACTGTGCGTGATTTGTGGTGCTGTACTGTTTTAAAATAGAATTGTGCAATAGTGCCTCAGACCGGTTGCTGGCAATAATAGAACGCCCATCATTCATAATGGGCGGAAAACCATCATACCGGTTGTTTGATCGGTATCCTAAATTAGATGCGGGAATTGTCTCTTTAATTATAGGATAAGCACATTCAACTGAAGCGGGATTAGAAAAGAATGACATTATATAAAGAGACCAATATTTATTTACAAGCCATTACTCTTCTTTTGTTGAATTCTTATCAGCCAATCGGACTTCTTTCATCCCGTTTTTTCGTTCATAAATCGTGACATAATCCGGATATTTAACCTTCAATTGTTTCGCGGCTTCTTCATTGATAGCAAACCGATTGTCCATTCGTCCTAAACCACCCGGGCTGTAATAAATGGTTTTCAAACAAATGTCGTTAAATCGCATCACTCCGCCGTCTTTCAAATAATGCAAAATCGTATTTTCATAGTCTTCTTTCTCGGTCACGGTTGGAATTAAATCGCGATCATGTCGGCAAACAAATCCATAAGCAGTTCCTAAAATAAGTCGTAGATCAGTTGTCACATTGTGCTTCATATAATAGGCATACCGCATGGGATAAATTCCCCATATAAAAAGTCCCTTCGCCTCTATCGCGTCAAAAGCCTTTCTGAAAAATTTATCTAAATCTCCCACTTTGAATTCTATTAGTTTTTGACCGTCACGACTCAGCTTAAGAAACTTCTCAACATCGTCATCTATGCTTACTATTTTGGTGCCTTCTTTGAAATATTTGACAATAAATTTGCGCTGGGGAGTTATGCCCTTTTTGCCGACAACGATTTTTCCATAAAGATCTTTGGGGACCGCCGCTTTATAAGCGGCACACTCCGCATCATTTGCTACAAAAATGTGGATGAAGTGGGCGGCTACGCCGCCTTTTTTGAGCGTAGCCAACGTCTTATTTATTATTGCCTCTACACGCTGATAGGATGGAATTGCTATTACATAATTGGTGTTTAAATTCACATGATTTTTTTTTGTTTTATTATTAATAGTGGCATTTTTTGCTGAAAACATGCGACCGCTATAAATAATCATGAGGTTTAAAATCCAATAGGAGGATCTGCGTCTTTATTGATTGCATACATTTGATCTATTTCCATTTTGAGCAGAGACCGATTATAATGAACAACGTTGCAAATGCCGCCATGCAATCCAGCATCTTGACCAACAACAATATAATCGCTAATCTCGGTCACATCTTTTATAGTTCTAGGCGCAGTGGCTATCAATTCGCCATTAATAAATATGTCTACATTATTTACGGAATAACTGACTGCGCAATGTGTCCATTTTTGCATGGCAATTTTGAAAGTTCTATTGTCAACGGGAACAGGTGAAATTTGAACTTTGCATAAATTGTCTTTTCCATTGTAGGTAATTTTGGGGTGTTGATTGACAAATTCAAAGATGGTCGCATCCGTATTGTAAGGCGAATGATTTTGCGGCAGTCTTACAAGATAGAACCACATGGAAAATGCATATTCATTTTTGATTTTTGGATTGGAGGTTATAGGAATTTTTTCAGCAGCCATAAGTTCTGAATAACTAATCAGACGGTTTTCATTTTTAAGAAATTTGGGTTTGTCTAATATTTTATGTCCCTCTTTTTCGGCATACATTTGCGCCAATTTGGGCAAATAAAAATAAGCAAGAATAAGTAAAATTTCTATTCCAATCAACACGTAAACCACAAAAGGCGACGATTTCATCTGCCCAATCAAAAAATCAAAGAAATCCGCCAACATACATGGAATAAAAAATACTAAACGCATAATTATTCCAGGTATTCCTTCAATAGAGTAGGCAATGTCTTTGAACACTTTGGCAAAAATAATCACGGCAAAAATAATGATGGATGCCATAATAATATTTGTCATGAAAGACATAGATGTCATGAAAGTTTCCGAAATTTTAAACCGGTTATAAAGATAAATGCAGCCAAATAATAGAAGTGTAATTGCGGCAAATCTGCCAATTTCGTTTGAATTAGAAATAACGCCATTGGAATAAATTAAATATCCAAATCCAATTAAAAAAGGAATTAGTATTGACATTGTGTAAAAGTATTTTTTGGAATACAATTCATTTGTGTCTTTTGTGATAAAAGTTGAAAAAACAATTAAATAAATTGCAATGGCAATGACAACGCCGTAATCCGTTAATGTTTTTATTATGAATTTCATTGCTAGTTCTATTTTTGTTGGATCTGTTGCTTTTGTTGGCATAATATAATTGCAATATATATTATGTTATAAATTTTCCATGGCGGTTTTGCACCCATGACATTCTCTGCACAAAGCTACTAAATTATCCACGTGATTGCTTCCGCCATGCTCAAGTCGGATTTTGTGATCTACTTCAAACCATGCGGATAATTGATTTCCGCAGTCGCCGCATTTCCAGCCCTGTCTGCTTGCCACAAACTTCTTCTTAGTTTCGCTGACGGATCTTTTTGACGAGTTTTTACCCGAGTTTAGTAGACGAGTTTCTGCCGAATTTGCTCCGCTACTACCTCCTCCAGAGGTGGCAGCCATATTCAAAACCGGATGATTGTATGTTTGCGAGTCCTGCGAATCATTGAATATATTTTGTTTGGAGGTGAAATCTAAGATTGGACTCACCATGCTTGCTGTCCCGCTGTCAATAGGTAAATATTTAATATATTCATTGGAACTACTGATGATGTTTTTGGCTCTATCGGGGAACTTTTTAAACAGAATATAAAGCATCAATCCACCTAAAGCAATTCCGCCCATTTTCACATATTTCTGGTTAGTTTGAATGAGCTTCAAATATTTGCCGTCGGTGTATACATTGGCTATTATTAATGCGGTTATTCCAAAAATGATGATTTCCATGCGCATTTTTATGACGTTCTTATATTATCCGCATAAATATAATTTTATAATCTTCGGATACCCTTAACCACGTATCCGCTGGACCGGACCCTGCGAATGGCGGTAAACTCGTCTTTTCGCGAAACGGAATCGGAAGACACAAATGAATTGACCGAAGTGTTGACGCGCCCGATGGCAACGGCGGTTCTTCTGGCGGCCACCGAGGACGCGTCTCTATTGCCCCCAATAAATTTTTTTTCTCTTGGTTGTGCTTGCACAGCTTGTGATGTTTCATAAAAGTTGCGCCTTCCCATGGCAAATGAACTTGTGTTGTCTGAAGTGAGATCTTTCATTGGCATTGCGGCCGCTCCCGATAGAGAAGCATTGTTCATTATATGATTTGTTATAGGTCTTCCATTATAAAATGATCTGTTGGACATCTTTGTTATATTTTATCAAAAGACAAAAAGGGAACCAATAAAGGAAGGATCTTAAGGACAAGTTGCGCTTTGCGCAACAGCCCGTTCCCTGCGTAGCAGGGAACTTAACCTTGGTTTCCTTTAAAGGAGGGATCATAAGGGCAAGTTGCGTTTGCGCAACAGCCCGTTCCCTGCTATGCAGGAAACTTAACCTTGGTTTCCTTTAAAGGAAGGATCCAAAGGAAACCTTGGTTTCCTTTAAAGGAAGGATCCAAAGGAAACCTTGGTTTCCTTTAAAGGAAGGATCCAAAGGAAACCT